TTGTTCCATGAAATCCTCTGAACCCTGCTTTGCACCATTCTCTGGTTTTGTTCTCCAAGCGGGTTCATAGAACTCTGGTTCAGTAGAGACATATCTGCGACTCACTTCGTTCTCCACAAGTCCTTGTTTAGACTTATAAAGTTGAGTCCTAATGCTAACGGGTGCTTTGACTCTCAACGTAATCTGCGGATGTGCGAACGGTGTCCAGTGGTTATGGGTTGCAAGATACCTGATGAGTTTCTCGTCCTTCTCATCAAACTCTTCTTTGTGTTGGTTGAAGGATACGCGGGCAGCATTTGCAACGGTCATGTCACTGCCCATGTGGTCAACGAGTTCAACGTGTCCATGATCTAATACTTTCATGTCGCTCTCTTGTTCTTGTTTGGTTTGAACTCTTTACCACCATTCAAATCACGATACGACTCAGCAATAATTCCCCAGTTTTCTCTACTGATATGTTTTGGATGTCCCCACATCCATCCATATTGTAACACTGCTCCCAGTGCTTCTTTCAACTTCTTTTCATTCATATTTTTCTCCAATCACGAAACCTCAGTGTGGCTGTTAAACCACTGAATGTATTCTCGTCAATCATCTTTTGAATCTTACGAGTTGACATATTATATGCAAGGTCATTGATATCTTTCTCGTCAATGCTGTCTGGCCAAATGCAAACATCTCTTCCCAATTCAATTAGTTTTTCAATGTATGCACATACCTGTCTGTTGCGTGGTTCGTTGTCCATTATCCAAGTCATCTCTGAGTCTTCAAATCGGAATGGAATTTCTTTCAATGCACCAGCACCCACGATTGCAACACAGTTCTGGAGGAACATAGAATCAATTGGTCCCTCTACAACATACACTCGTTTCTTGGGATCGGTTCTCCACATCCCATACCACAAACGATCAATACTTTTGTCACCTTTGACCGTAATATACTTGATGGTGTTGCGTGCATTGTTTTCGTCCTTTATGTTCAATGCACGCCCTTGTGCGCCCACCACCGTTCCGTGACTATTGAAAAATGGAATCACTAATCTTGGTTCTGCACCGACAGCAAGACAATCAGGATCCAACTCTTTCATGAACGTACCATAATCGGCAGTGTAATAGAGATACTTCCAATGTTGCTTTGGAATTATTCGTATGTTTGCGAACTGCACGGCAGGATGATCTTCTGGAAGAGTATTGAGAGAATCCAACGACTCTAAGATTTTATCTTTCTTCTTGAATTTTGGTTTTGAGTCTTTGAATTTGAACAAGTCTTCTTCCTCCGGTTTCTTATAATTTGATCTACCGTTTTCACCGTTTCGGTATCTCTCTAGAGAATATTCTTTACATAGAGAAGGTGAAACTTCCTTTAAGAAATTATATAGGTTCATTCCTGCGCCACAGTTGTGACATTTATAAAAGAAATCATTACCTTTTTGGTAGAAATAACCTCTCGCTTTATTCTTGTTCTTTGTTGAATCTCCGCAGATCGGACATCTAGTATTTGCAAGATTATCTTTCTTCCATGCAAACTTTTCCAGTTGTGGTGAAATCATATTGATGAATTTCTTATCTATGAATATACTCATTCATTACACCTTCCACTCAGAGAATTTCTCTTTGGATGTTTTAAACTTCTCATCAAAACTCTCACCATCAAAACCAAAACCTAAAGTTGATGTGCTACTCTGATTAGATTGGGATAATCCCGCCTGTTGATCTTTCTTTACGTCATACAGTTTCATCTTTGCACGGTTAATTCCAAGAATGAATTTTCTATTTAATGCGGTATCGTTATATCGATTCTTCAACTGCTTCACAAGAACCTGATTTTGTTCATCTAGTTCTTCTGTTGCAATCAACGCAATCATAAAATCCGCAGTTGCGGGAAGTCCGAAAGATTCTGATGTGTCTTCAAGACTAACATCTGTGCTTGAAAATCCTGTTCTATTTGTTTGTGTTGCAGACCACAACGGGACATTATATTCTACTGCAAGTCCACGAAGTTCCTCTGCGATTGATTTAACATATTGATAGGTATTGATATTACCACCAGACTTCAACCTTGCAGATGCACAGATGTTGAGGTAATCAATGAATATAATGTCTGGTTTAAACTTCTTCTTCATTGCGAGTTCATCCAACAAAATCCTAAAGTGATTTGCATTAGCGGTTGCAGTTGGGTATTCTTTGATGATTAACTTACCTGTAATCCCAGCAGTCTTTGTGTTTAGTTTACTGTCATACATTTGTTTGGGGAGATCTTTTAGATCATCCATTGTAATGTTCATGAGATTTGCATCAATGCGTTCTGCAATTCTTTCTTCTGCCATTTCACATGTGATGTAAAGAACATTCAAATTTTGACTCAAACAACTTGCTGCATGATGGCACATAAAGAGAGACTTACCTACTCCCGTTCCCGCCATTATGATGTTGAGAGTCTTTGGTGTTGTCCCACCACCAGTGATTGTATTAAGGAAATCTAAGTCGAAGGGGACTTTTTGTTCGACTCGGTGGTAGAATTCAAATCGTTCGTCTGAGTCTTCAATGTAGTCGTGTCCGATGTGGGTGTCGAAGGAGACAGAGAGTGCGTCCGAAAGGATGTGTGGGATTGCATTCTCTGTCTTTGACGCTGACTTCCCATCGATGATGTGAATTGATTCCATGATCGCATTATACACCGCCTTATCTTTACAGAAGTTCTCGGTTTCTTTGAGTAACCACTCTTGATCGGGAAGAGATTCCTTCTTCTCTATACTATCTAGTAGATCCGAAATACTCTTATATTCATCTTCTGTTATGCTCTTGCTTTTATCTAAATTGATTGATATCGCCTCCTTGGTGGGGAGACTATTATACTGCAAAACAAAATCACGAATACTCTCAAACAGAACCTTCTCCTGTTTGTTGTGGAAATATTCACTCTTCAGGAACGGAACAACACGACGAGAATATTCGTCATTGTATATTAAATTCTCTAGAACAACAAATTCAATCGACTTCACTGTCTTCTCTTATCTTGCCCGAACGAAGAAAATCTTCTCCCAATTCTTTCATTTCATCTTCTAAAACATCAATAACAATTTCACCCAAAAAATTAATCAAATCCTGATCTTCGGTAATATCATTTGGGTTTGCAATAATATCATAATCAAAATTACAACGAAGAAGTTCGGCCTCTAGAGGGTCGTTCTCAAAATTAATCTTACCATAACGATAAACAAGACCCGCATATTTGCCCTCAATAATTTTAATTGGTAAATTTTTATCCTCACCTATACTAAAATTATCATCATATTCATATGGTTTGTTCATTTTTATGTTCCTTCCTTTTGTGTTCATTCAATTCTTCTTGTGCATTTTCCATAACAACATCACGAACTTCTTCTAATTTTTCCATCCATGTGTCATCCCACGGACCTTCACCTGCTTTTTCTGCAATATTATAAAGTTCTTCATCAAGACCATCATCTTCCACATGATCAATATCTTCATCTCTCCAAAGAACTCTATAGCCAGTAAACAAAGGCATCTCGTCCTCATATATCATATGAACCTCAACATCTTCATCAATTTTTTTGAGCATTTCGTGAATTTTGTCTTGAACACCCTCACATGCACTCCAAGCAGAAGTCAAAACAAGATAGTCTTCATCTAATGCATCATCTACTCTCACCCACTTGGCTCCCATGTTTTTAATAGACCAATCTCTTGTGGGTTCAGATTCGCCAAACAAAACCTCTTCAACACCAACACCACTCTTTTTGTCATGCTTGTTGATAGAATCAATTAATCGGGCAAATTCGAATTGTACTGCCTCGTTTCCTTCAATTGTAATATAATTATTAATATCATTCGCCATCTTCATTCTCCTGTTCTGGTTCTTCTATGTTACCATATTTAAACTCTGTTGCAACTGCTTCTTCCAAACGTTCCATCACATCTTCGGTAAAATATTTTTCAGGTTCATTGTTGATTGACTTTTCAAATGCAGTCTTACCAGTTGGAAGTTCAATGCGTGTTGACACCTTCTTGAATATACCATACTTCACTGCGATAGGAACAAGACCGTAATAAGGATTTAATCCAGTATCATAATTCAACTGCACTTCTACTTCCTTATTCTCCTTGGTCAATCGTCCTTTGTAAAGTTTACATTTAATAATACCACCAACGATATCCGTGCCTTCTTTGTCTTTCTTCTTAGACAGATGAACAATCGTGGATGCAGCATACTTCAAACCAGAACCACCACCCATTTCTTTCATTGGAATATAAGAACCAACTACTGTGTAGGTGTGGTTTGTCATAATAAGTGGAATGCCTGCTTTACCAAGTTTCAATGTAAGCACACGGAATGTTGCTTTGATGACTTGGGCACGGGTCATATCTCTGGTTAATTTACCTTCTGCGGTGTCTGTCATTTCCTTTTCGGTTGACAACATTCCTAACGAATCAAGAACAACCATTACTGGCTTCTTGTCTTTCGTTTCAATATATTTGTCAACAATGGAAATTGCCTGATATCGGAAGTTCTCTACCGTGGCAACAGGGAATATAGCAAAACGTGATGCATCCATTCCCCTCTCAGTAATCATATCACTTGTCACTGCTTGCTCTGTATCAAAATATAAAATTACACCATCGGGATTGTCATCAAGAAACTTCTTTGCCATCCCAAGTGCGAAATACGTTTTGCCTGTTGCCGATTCACCCGCAAGCGCGATGATTTTATTGTTGGGAATCCCGCCGTATAGGGAACCGGACAACAGGGCATTAAACGCATAAGAACCAGTATCAACGAACCCCGTGATGTCTGAGCCATCAACTCCATCAGACACTACAGAAGCATATTCGTTACCTGAACTCTTAATTATATCTTTTAAAAAATCAGTCATTCTTCTTCTTCTTTTTTCGCAACTTGGTTCTCTTGCGTGGTTTTGGTTCAATTGGGGGTTCATATAACCAAGAGAACCACATCTGTTCGCCATCATGTGCGTTCATAAAAGAAAAGGTTAGTTGTTCAATGTGCTTATCTATAGGTGTGCCTTCAATCATAATTGTTTCTCCATTTGTTGTATAGCATACTCTAAATCTTTACATTTGTCCAGTGCTTCTTTATAAATTTGTGTAGAACATTCTACATCAGTCTGCATATATATCACGCTCTTCTTTGATGTTTCTAATGTATCTTTTAGCACTTTAATTATTAATTTTTTTGATTTGTGTTCTATTGACATTATGCAAAAAATCCTTCCAGTGTATTAACATGTTCGCAATTCCAACCAATCTTTTCCAAGATATTTTTAATTGGTTCAAGAAAGGCTTTCTCAAACTGCTTATCGTAATCTATAAATTCCTTTAATTTGAACTCTTTGGGAAGACTGTTTGGAAATGCAACCACATGATCTTGTCCAGTAACACCACCCACTGGATTTGGTTTTATTAGATGTAAAAATTTAATCTTATCACCACCAATGATCTTACGATACCTTTTACCCAATCCAAGTTTATCTATGTAATGATTATAAATTAAACTTCCCTTCACTGCTATTGGTGTTGACTTTTTATAAACGCTCCCTACATCAGAATATTTTTCCATCCCGTTCACACCACGGGGGAATGCAATTTCCTCTGGAGTAAAGTCACGAAATTTTGCCCGAAAGTCTTCAATGAATTCAATCACTGTATCCTCGTCTGTCGTAAGAATGAGATTGATTGCTTCCTTCAGTGAATCACGAACAACCTGCGGAGTAGAACTACGAGTCGTTTCAATTCCCATGATCTTCTGCTTCGGTGGATCATAACGAACACCTTCCGAATCGTGGACACGCATCATGTAGCGTTTCTTTGCAGTCCAGACTCCCTTGTCTGCAATACACTCTCTGTCCATCACCATCTTATTTTCATACGCATTCATTAGTTCTGCAAGTTCGTCGTATTGTTTTTTGATGAATGGGAGGATAATTTCTTCGCTTGCTTTGTTGAGGAATTCGACCACCTCCTGCTCGGTCTTGGTGGGAACCACTTTATCCACAAGATTCCCAAGGCGAAGATAAACACTATCTGTATCAGACGCGACAACATAATCATAATCCTCCGTTCCAATTGTTTTGTTCAGAAACTCATTGAGTTTATTTGCAATCCATCGGATACTCAATTGTCCCGATGTTGTAATTGCTTCTGCTAATCCAACGTCATAATATCTAAACCATTCGTTTCCAATTGCACCATACGCGGAGTTGAGTTGAATCTTCCTCACCAATTGAAAATTGTTATATTTTGCAATTTCCTTATCAAGTCTCTGACAATAGGCTCCTTTGCCCATTGGGGTGGTGTTAGACTTCGCAACTTCTTGTCGCTTCTTCTGACACTCAAGCATCTTTCCTTTATACATCTTACGTTCTTTATAAAGTTTTTCCATGAGTGCTGGAAGGAATCCCCGATGCTCTTTGGTGTAACAAGTTCCATTTGCTGCAATGGAATAATCATTCTTTTTCTGTCTACTCAATGCTTCGTTTGCAATGTCACTATTTTTCAGAATAGAGTTGGGTGTGATACTATAGTCTTGCATCTGATCAATCTTCGTTTCAGGACTGATGTTGTATTGCATAATCAAGTGAGGATACAGACTATTCAAGTCGAACGACACAACCCAGTCGTGCATCCCCGTGATGGGTTCCTTCACATATGCACCTGCATATTGTGTGTATTTCTTACCGACACTCTTCGGCGGAATGACGATGTTGTGTTCCATGAGATAATGATAGATGATGCAATCCCATGTGCGAACTTGTCCGAACACATCTGCAAAATTTACCTTTGCAGAATATGCAAGTGATACTGCAAGTTCTAACAACTTCATCTTGTCTTCTAGTTTGATTATGAGTTCAACATCCTTGACATTGTATTCTATAAACCTCTCAAAGTCTTCTTTATAGAATGTTGCCATGCTGTCATATTCATCATATGATAATTTCTTCTCGCCTAATTCTACGAATGCAATATGATCCAGCCGATATGATTCTTGATTAACATAAGTAAATGTCTGATAGAGTTCATAATAGTCAAGTGTTGCAACACCAACTAACTCATATGTTTGGTTTTCGCGGTTCATTTTTTTAATGTTTCGTTCTTTGATGACCTTCCAAGGTGACATTCTCTTTTCCTCACCTTTGCCTAATACCTGACGAATACGATTGACAAGATAAGGAATATCAAAGAATCTCACATTCCACCCTGTAATAATATCGGGCGATTCTAATTCCCATGTTGACAAAAATGACTCAAGGAGTTCTGCTTCATCCTCAAATTTAAACTGGCGTATCTTTCCATCGTGCGGAGATACTGCTAAATTGAATTCTCCTAAACCATAGACATATTTCCACCCATTGAAATCGACCGTGATTGC